GTCTCGTCTCCAAGCCGAATCATGGTTTCCTTGATGAGCTCGGTCAGCGCATGGGCCATCGGCAGGTTGCCAGATCCCAATGCTTGCTCGATCTCTTGAATGGTTTCCTTAATCATCGGCAAGAGCGTTGCCCACGCCTGCTGATCGCTGCTTTGCTTGGGCTTGCCCGTGGTGCCGGCGTCGATCGTGACTTCAACCAGCGTAAACAGATCCTCAATGTCCATGCCTTCCGGCCAAAAGGCTTTAGGCCCGGCCATGCGCTGAACGTCGCGCGCCTGAAGGCATTGCAGACTCGTCTCCGCGGTGTACGTCGCCAGATCTTGGAGCATCCACTCCAAGTTGTCGCGGTTCGACGTGGTGCGCGCGTTGGTGCCGCTCTGCTGGATGTTCGCCTCGGTTGCCGTCTTGGGGTTGCCCGGCCCGTTGATGGCCGCGGACAACGCTTCCTGCACCCCGGAAAGCCGTTCCATGTCGTTCAGGATGTAGGTCGGGTCGTAGAGCCGCGGGTCGATGCCTTGCACCGGCTTTGGCGCGAACAAGCTGGCAAGCGGTTGATCCGGATCTGCCGGCCGGAGCGCGGTGTACTCCTGGTGCTTCGATTCGGTCAGCTTTTTTGCTTCAGTGTCATCGAGCATCGTTGCATTGAACAGCACGCCGGGGATTGAACGCTCGCGCGTCAACCGGAAGTTTGATCGCGTCGCGCTGTACTCGTCTTGCAACTTGTAGAGGCGCCACGACAAGGACTGTGCGTGCCTCGAGCCGTCCACTTCATAGAACGCAAAGTAGAAGTACGGGTAGAACCTTGAGGCGGGGTAGGGCGGCGCGTAGGGCTGCTTGGCCCATTTCTTCACGCCGTCGATCATCGTGCGAATCTGCTTGTCGCGTCGGTCCCATTGTTCGACCACGCGAATGAAAGCCGGCGATTCGGTCGAGGACTGCGCCGTGGTGAAAGCTTGCGCGCTCTCGGCCGTCAACATGCCCTGCGGCAACACGTTGTCAATGTCCCGCGTGGTCATTTCCTTCGGCACGCGCTGCCAATAGACCTTCGCCGCTTTGATATCTTCCTCAGTCAAATCGGGAAAACGCGACAGCGCATCTTCCTTGTCGATGAACATTTCGTTCGCGATCCAATCCGCATCAAGGTAATCTTCGATGTTGGTAATGTCGGTCGAGACTTGTATGTTCTCGGTCGGCACGTAGTCGATCACGAACATGCGTGTGACTGCAATTTCAAGTTTCTCGTGAAGTTCGGCCATCAGGGATTCTTTTTCGGCGATCTCGGATTCAACCGAGTCCGGGTCGTTCATGTCCGGGTCGTCGAGGATCTTCTGCTGCGCCTGTAACCGCTCCATCGTCTCCTTGGCGTCGTTGAGTGCCTTCTCGACTTCAGGCTGCGGGTCCTTCTCGGACACCATCAGGCATTTGAACCACCCTTCGCCGTTCGACAAGACCGAGCGCACGCCTTTGCGCGCAGCTTTTTTCAGCTTGCCTTTTTTCCAGAGGGTTGAAATGACGATCTCGAGCGTCTTGGCGAAATCGTCTTGCCCTTGAGTGCCTTGAAAATCGACTTGAGGCGCCTTTCGAACCGAAACATCAGGGTCACGAGCGTACAAAAGAGCAACCAGAATGTCGATGAAGGCACCGATAAGGTTCGTGGTAACAGCCCAAGATAGATCCGACGTTCCCGCGGCGTAACGGCGGTCGATAGCAACTTGCTTACGAAAATTCTCGTCGAACTTGCGCGCGTCATCGTATTTGCTCCACCGTTTCTTGACGAGCGCTTCTTCATCCTTGTCGGTGTTGCTCGGAACGTCGAACCCGGTCGGCTCCATGCCGCCGTTTGCGGCTTGCCGCGGATCTGATTGGATGCCGGCGACTCCGCCGGTCAATCCGTTGCTTGCGCCGGACGTGCTCACTTCAGCAAGTCGTGCTCAGGCGCGGCGTTGATGGCGTGCGGCTGGTGGAATTCATCCGGGGGCACATTCGGGGCGACCACCACGGGAATCGGGGGCGGCGCGGCCAGCACTTCGGTCTTGGGTGCAGGCACCGCGACGGGCTTCGCAGGCGGCGCGGAGTCGTCGATCGTTCCGAGTCCGGGGATGTGGGTCAGCATCAGAAAAACCTCACTTGCGATTTGGGCTTGGATCCATACTCGAGCCAGGCTTCCGTAAAGGGCACCAAAGATGGCCGATTGTCAAGCACCGGCACTCGCGCGTCAAGCATTTGATCTATGCCGCGTCCGATCAACCCGCACACGTCGGCTTTGTCATCCCATCGGCCGGCGGGGAACTTCACCAGCTGATCGATCACATCCTCCGCCCATTTGCGCTTGAGTGGAAAATGCACCGTCTTGGCTGTCACCCGCGCGTGGAACGATTGCAGCTTGATCGACTTGTCTTGGAGCGACGGCAACGATTCGATATGCACGAAGCGTTGAGATTCGCGCATGGCGCGGCGAATGGCGGGGCCGATCGCTTTGTCGATCACGCCACCTTCATTCCAGTGCCGCACCGGTCGATACAACCCGACAAGTCTCACCCACGCAGCGATGCTCTTGTCGGTTTCGCATTGGCCGCTCCACCAATCGAGGAACCACAAATCTCCCTTGTTGTCCATGCCGACAACCCCATGTTCGGTAAAGTCAGGCTCTCGCTTGCCCTTCTCCGCGGCCATGGTGGCGTAATCCGATGCGGTGTAGATTCGAAGCGATGCCGGCCGCGCCTCGGGTTTGTCGGGATCGTACATCGAGGGGTTCATGCGTCCACCGGCGTCAAATCAGGATCATAGCGCAGGAACATGTCGCGGCTGAAATGCACGCCGGTAAACGGCGCGGGCCGTTGTTGGTATAGCGCCGACCATGTGCGCGCGGCGCGTGGGTTGTCCCGCCATACGCTCCAATGTTCTTTCGGGAACCATTCGGGCCACAAGAACTCCCCTGGCTTTCGACCAAGAGGGTCGTCCTTCCGCTCGGCTTCCGCGGGGATGCTGAGCACATCCCAATGCTGCCCGTCGCGGCAATGAATCAATCCGCTTTCGCCTTCGTACCATTCGGGCAGAATCGCGCCCGCGAGATCGTCCTCGTGCCAGCGTGTTTGTATTATAATAACGGACATGGACGGCTTGGCGCGCGTCATCGCGGTGTCTATGTACTCGTTGTAGATCTTCTCGCGGATCGTCGCTGAATCCGCTTGCTCGCGGTTTGCAATCGGATCGTCGAGGATCAGAAGATCGCAACGATTGCCGGTGATTCCTGCGAGCAAGCCCGCAGCCATCATGCTCGAGCCGTTGCTCATTTGCCAATCGTCCACCGCGCGTTGGTCGTCCATCAGCGTAGGCTTCGACGGCCAAATGCTGGTATACCGCGGATCGCGCGCAATGGATCTGACTTTGCGCGATTGCTTGGCTGCGATGCCCGTGGCGTAGCTGCCAAGAATCACCTGTGTCCCTGGCGTATGCCCCATGGCCCATGCGCTGCCGAGCACGCTTGCGTAGGTCGATTTCGCGGACCCTGGCGGAGCGAAAATCATGCCCCGCCCGCGGATTTTCAAAATGCAGCTTTGGATCTTCCCCATCATCAACCGATGGTGGATTGCAACTCGCGTTTCGACCGGGGTGTAGCGCGTTGGCGATGTTTCGGTCAACGAATCCATATCGTTTTGCGGGTCGTTGAGCGGGATACCCGGCACGTCAATGGCCTGACTGAATTCGATCAGACTCTTGCGTGCGCGCTCGCGGCGGAGCAGTTCTGCCGCTGCGTGATTGGGGGCGACCGTGTTGTCCACGGGGCTAGCCTAGCAGCGGATCGTCCTCGAGGGAAGCGGGGATTTCGGTGGGGCTCGACACCAAGTTGGAGGGTAAGTCTGTTGGCGGATTCAATCTCGGGAGCTCGTGCGCTTGCACGACCTGAAGCAAGTCGTCGTCACTCATTGCGGCCAATCGCCGAGCCTGTTCGCGATTCATAGGCAAGGCAATTATCGCTTGTGCCGGTTTGCCATGTCCTCGGTCCAATAACGACTCGGCCGCCCGGATACGGTCCTTATTTTCCGCGAAGGGATCATCGAGGATTTCCGCCAGGACTGTGACAGCCCTCTCAGTGTGCTCTTGAGCCAGCCGATCCACCGCACGAAACACACGACTCATGACGCCTCACGATAGGTACCGGAAAAAGGTGCTACCCGGGGGTCGCCTATTACGGTGTGCCCACAGGCACATGGAACTGTGCCACCGTCTGGTTGGAGTTGCAATCAGCTTTGTGCCTCCCTTTCACCTGCAATCAGCTTTGTGCCTCCCTTTCACCTGCAATCAGCTTTGTGCCTCCCTTTCACCTGCAATCAGCTTTGTGCCTCCCTTTCACCTGCAATCAGCTTTGTGCCTCCCTTTCACCTGCAATCAGCT